TTAGTTAAATTGCGAACCTCCTGTTGCACCGAAGCTAGATTGTAAAGTAAATACTCTATCTGCTGTTTGTCCTTCAGCATCTGTTGCTCTTAGTGTAAATGTATATAATGTTGCAGCAGTTGAACTACCACCGAAATCTGTTGTTGTTATTGCACCTGTAGAACTATTTAATGCACAGTTTGCTTGTGATGCATTTGTTAATACTGATGTAGTTTCTGAATATGTAATTGCTGAATCTGATGTTGCTGCAACTGTTGCTACAGTTCCTGAAAAATTACCAGCTACAGTTCCTAAAGAACCTGCTGATGTTGTCCATGTAGGAGCTGTACTTGCAGTAATAATTGCATTAGCACTTCTACCTGCATTACCATCATTGTTTTCTACTCTAACATAATAAGCACCAGTAGCTAATGTGGCTGTTACTGATAAAGCTGTTGCACTTGTAAATGATACAGCACCAGCTCTTGTAATAGCTCCTGTATCTGATTTTATAAATTCTACTATTGGTATTGATACAAAACCTGTACCTGTAATATTAAATGTTTGTGATGTAGCTGGAGCAATAGTTTGAGATACATCTGCAACTGTAGGTTTAGCTTCTACTGCATCAACCCATGTTAATTGATTATTTGTATTTCCATTGGTAGCAAGGACTTGTCCATTACTTCCAACTGAAGTAGGGAGAACTAAATTATAACTTTGCCCTGCAGAATGTGCAGGTCCAGCTATTGAAACTCCATGTGAATTTTGTGAGCAATTAAGAATAATTTTTCCATCAGCACTTGAACCATCACCTTTAATAGTTAGTCCAGGTGTAAATTCTGTTTTAGCATTTGTTATTGCATCTGCATTTACTTTAACTTCAGTTACAGCATTAGTAGCTAGTTTGTCTGCTGAGACAATACCATTTTCTAAATCTGCTGCTGTTAAAGCTGCGTTTGCAGGAGTTCTTCCAACATATGCCATAGTATATTATTTCCTTATTATGCTGAGATAGTATCTACAACACTTGTAATTATATCAACAGATGAAGCTGCAGAAGCTACTGCTTCAACTGAATCTCCACTCTGTAATACAACTTTAGAACCACCATCAATTAATTCTAAAGAACCACCTGTAGGGATAGGTGCATCTTTAATAATGTGATAAGTGTCACTACCATTCTTAACATATACAGTTACATTCACAGAAGTACCAGAAGTATTTGCACATCTAATACCTATGATTGCATCATCTGAATCTGCTGCTGTTCTTAAAACAGTAGGAGAACCTGCATTGTTTGAAATGTCTTGTTGTAAATATCTTTCGAAATCTTGTGCCATAGAATTATCCTAATTATACCTTTTTTTTACCTTATTGTCAACAACTATAAAGCAATAGCCATAGCTACTGCAAAACCATTACTAGCTTTATTACTAATATTAGTATTAGCTGTATTTATTTGAGTTTGAATAGATGAAGTTACTCCATCCAAGAAACCAAATTCTGTATTATCTACTGAACCATCATGTATTAAATTAGCATTTAATCTATTAGATGAATCAATAGTAGCTTGTTTAGCATCTATTTGTGTTTGAGCATTAGATGATAAACTATTAATAAATTGAAACTCTGTACTTGTTACACTACCATCTGCTATTTTAGTAGCATCAATAGCTGCTGCTGCTTTAATATCTGCATCAACTATATTAGTAATAGTATTGTTATCTGAATCAATTGATTTATTTGTTAAAACTTGAGAACCAGTTAAAGTAGCAACTGTAGAATCTATATCTAAAGTTACAGCTCCAGATGTACCACCACCTGATAATCCTGTACCTGCAGTTACTGCTGTAATATCTCCAGTAGGTATAGTAGCTACTTGAGTATCAACATATGCTTTAATTGATTGTTGAGAAGCAACTGATGTAGCAGAATCAGATGACATATTATCTTCATCTTTAAATGCTGTACCACTAATTCCTGTATTTAATACTGGACTTGTTAAAGTTTTATTTGTTAAAATTTGTGAACCTGTAAGTGTAGCTACAGTTGAATCAATAGCAATATCATTTGCATTAGCATCAATACCTGTACCACCTATAACATTTAATGTAACATCACCTGATGTTCCACCACCTGTCATACCAGTACCAGCTACTACTGAAGTAATATCTCCAACTGGGATTGTTGCTACTTGTGCATCGACATAAGTTTTAATAGCTTTTGCAGAAGCAAGTGTATCATCTGAACCAGATACTGAAGTTATGTCTGTATCTAAAACTCCTGATTTTAAATTATCTACTTCAACATTTGATAATGTATTATTATCTATATCAATAACTTTATTAGTTAATGTTTGAGAACCTGTTAATGTTGCAACTGTATTATCAATTGCAAATGTCATAGTCTGTGCAGAACCTGTAGTATCAATACCAGTTCCACCAGTTAATGTTAATGATTGTGAATCTAAATCAATTGATTGAGAACCACCAGCATCACCAGAAAAATCTAAATCACTAGCTGTTACTTGTGCATCAACATAAGTCTTAATTGCTTTAGCACTTGCAACTGTATCATCACTTGTTGATACTGCAGTTAAATCTGTATCTACATCTGTAATACTTGTAGCACTACCAATTACTAAACCATCTAAAGTTACAGTACCATCAAAGTATGCATCTTTAAATTCTAATGAAGATGTTCCTAAATCAATATCATTATCTGTTGTAGGTACTATTGCACCATCTTGTAAATTAAATTGTTCAGTTGAAGTACCTGATACATCAATAGAAAAATCTATTGTATCATTAGTTGTATCTATTTGAATTTTGTTTAAAGGAGTTGCTAATCCTGCATCACCAATTAATGCAATGACTGGACCTTCTGCAGCAGTACCATCATGTTTATGTCCTGAAGTATTATTAAATGCTGCTAATAATTGATTATATTCATTATTAAAGATAGCTGCTGTTATAGTATCATTATCATTAATAGAACTTTGTCTAGTATATCCTGCCATAATTTATCTTCTTCCTCCTGCTATAAATGAAACAAACATTCCATTTACTGAATATGGAGCATTAGTATCATCACTAAAAAATTTAAAGTTATTAGAAAAACCACTACCTGTTACTAATATACTTTTACTTGGTAAAGTTGTTGCTCCAAATTGAGCTTGACTAAACTTTGCTACACCAAATAATGCAGCAGAACTTAAATTACCTACTGCAAAGTTTCCTGGTTGTGGAACTTCTCCACTTTCAAAATCATATCTAATTCTTAAATTTAAATTATTTTGAATACCTTCAGGTTCAATATTAGCTTTAATTTTATATAAACTTTTTCTTAAACCATTATCACCATAGTCCATATCTGGTGTTTGAAATTCTGCTACAACATTTGAACCATTAAAACTATCACCAGTATCATGTTGATAAATATATCCTGATTCATCTGCATGAAAAATAACTTCTGTACCTGAGCTATTTAAATTTGAAGTACAAACTGTTACAGGTAATCCTTTTGTTTCACTCCATTCAAAAGCAGGAATACCTTCAGCACTATATTTAAATGTTCCAATAAGTCCTTTTTGTCCAGAGTCAGCTTGACCAGATTGATAATAAAATAATCTGTATTGACTTCTTTCTCTAATAACTATACTAGAAACAATGTAGTTTCCAAAGTTGTTTAATAACTTATTTATAAGAGGTAATATTTTTCTTGATATAGAACCTAGTTCAACATCATCAATTCTAGCTGTACCAGCAACTGTTCTCAATCCATCAGGAGCTAAGAAGATTAAATCTCCACCTATCTCTTGTATTGAGTTACCACTTACACAACCTATATTTTTAGTTACTGATTTAATTATAGGAGTAGAATCAAGGTTTGTCAACTCATATATACTATTTTTACAGAATATAATTAAGCTATTTCTAAATACTTTAATACCTATAACAATATCTCCTACATCAATAAATCCTGCAGAAGCTTCTTCAAAATCATAAGGTTTTAATCTACCACTATAATAAACTACACTAGGATTAGCTGCTTGACCAGATACAATGATTCTTTCAGCATATCGTTCTATTAAAGAACATCCTACTGGAGAACTTCTATGTAATTCTTCAAAATGATATTTATTATTATCATCAATAAAAAACTCACCTATTCTATTTTTACCATCTACAAAATATAAAGTTCCATTTACACCATGAGATTCAAAGTTTGTAAATTGAATATTAGTTTGATTAGGTCTAGGAATAGTAGTAGCTGCAGCTAAACTAGAAGAAGAAATACCACCAATAAAATAAGCTAATCCATTTTGAGTATTAGAAGTATCTGCATTAGTATCTAATGTTAATATGGTATCACTTGTTATTGATAATACTTTATAAAATTTTCCATCTATTTTAATATCATCACCAACAATAAAACTTGTAAGAAATGTTGTATTTGTTCCTGTAACTGTTGGAGAAGCAGTACTAATTGAAACTGTTCCAGGTCCTGTAGTAAATGTATCTTTATTTATTTTAACATAAGATGTTCCTGTAATACTAAAATATAAATCATCTGCTTGAGCAACAACTACTCCATTAGCATAATTTGTAATACCATGAATAGTTTCAGTAGATACACCACTAGGTATAACTCCACTTGTTCCACCCCATTTAGTATAACCACTTACTCTTCTATAACCACCAGTAGTTGATGATTCAAAATTTTGTAATACTGTAGCAGCTCCAGGAGTTCTAAATAAAGCATGAGAACTTGAAACTAAATCCAAGCCACCTTGTACTGTAATTGAAGCTCCCTGTGTTGGCATAGTTTATCCTTAATATAAATATGTAAATCTAACATCTGACATATACTCTGGTTGAGGAGAGTTTAATTGGTCAGCCATATTTTGTAATCCTTTTTTATATTCATCTAAAGCTAATTGTGATTGTGCAATATTATCTTTAAACTGATAAATATAATATCTAGCTCTTGCTAGTAAAACTGGTTTGTATTGTTCTGGAAATAATACTGTATCTGTATCATTTGTTAATGCAGAAGGTCTATTATAAGCAAAGAAATAAATTCTATACACACCATCTGGTATAGGAGATAATCCAAATCTTCTACCATCTGAACTTCTTAATACTCTTAATGGTGTTGAATAAGTTTGTGTATTAGCTTTATTTGCTTCTTCAGCTTGAGCAAAGTTAGCTCTCCATGCTGATAAAGTTGTAAATGCTAATTTATTAATTGTATGAGGAGCTGATTTACCTGATACACCTTCTGTTGTTAAAGTAAAATCATCCCAGTTAACTGAATCATAATCTGTATCTACATCAGTTGAACCTGCTTTCATAAGATACCATCTTTGTCCA